ATTCTTATAGAATAACTACTAGAGATCCTAGAACAATATACCCTTTGCATATAGACAATGACGGGTTTATGAGACTTGGTAGTCATACAGGGTCTCCTGTAAATTCTACTCATAATGTAACACTAGGTCCTAGAACACATTCTTCGACTTCAGAACCTCTTAAGATGTTGATATTTTCACAAGCAGTACCTGGTTCTAGTGCAGGTGGTGCCACCACAACTTTAGAATTCCAAGGTTTCACTACCACAGATAACAGAGAACTTGGTGAGATAATATTCAGTGAAGGTCTTAGTGAAGGTTCTGGTGGTGTTACATCTAGAATTTGGGGACAAGGTGATGACATATCAGCCAGTGATGGTTCAGTGCATATTGGTGTAGGCTCAACAGAAGTAGAAAGATTTGTAGTAGATAAAACTTTGATTCAGTTCAATGGAATGGCTACAGATGATTTAGATATAGTAGATGCTAAAACTACTTCAACTGTATCAGGAACAGCAGCAGGATACATACAAGTACAGGTAGCAGGCAACACACATTACATACGATTATATCCAACCACACCTTAGAGGAATAGATATGGATAAGCAAGTAGCTATGAGAATTTCCCAGTTTCTACAGGATTGCCCGATGACGGGTAATGATGTTAAAGATTTCATGATATGTATGCAGGCACTGTCGACTATTATCACACCGCCTGTTGTACCGGAGGTTATGGATGAGAATGAACAAACGCCGTAGTAAATAAACATGGCAATGGGAAAGAGTGCCGGTTACGGTAAAGCTATAAAACCAAAAAAGAAATAAGGAGGAAGGGGTGTGGGAACAACTTTTGGAGGCATAGGTAGAAAGATAGGAGGAGGAAGTTCATCTAGTTTCAGAGTTGAAACTCGACGGCAAAGAATGGCTCGTGAGAAGAATTGGAATGCTAAGAATGCACGAGATGAATCTATGCGAATAGCTAAACATAGTGCAGAGATGAAGCGTATTAAATATGCATCTCAAGCTCAGAAACGTGCAGCAAGAGGCGTTTCGAGTGGGGGTGGTTATCGACCCGGAAGTAAAGGTGGAGGTAACCAAGGAGCTTTTGCTAATGACTCTGCTGCTATGCTGGAGAAGTTTGCAGCTAACTTTGATACGTTTGGCTCTGAGAATAGAAAGCCTTTTCAAGAGCAGCTCTTAAATTTGTTCTCAGGTAAGACAGGAATAGAACAAAGCCCAGGATTTTCTGGTATACAAGGTGTCATGGATCAAGCAAGTGAACGCGCTATGCGTAAGCTCTCGTCTACTGGTAACTTGTATGGTGGTGATGCTGCAACAACTCTTGGAAGTGTTAACCATGATGTGTTGTCAAAGCATTACTCTGATTACGTTAACCAATTGATGCAAGCCTCGGGTGCCAGCTTCCAACCAAACCAAGGTGCTGGTCTTGATTCTTTGATGTCCTCCCTATCTGCAGCAAGTGGTGGACAAGCAGCTAACGCCGCTGGTGGAGCAGATATGTTCAGTCTTCTTTCTCAATCGTTTCTATAAGGAGTGATGTAAAATGGCAGTAACTTCTACATTCTTTGACCAAGGTCCCTGGGGTGAATGGGCTGGTAAAGCCTGGAAAGCCCAGGAGAACCGTGACCAACAGGAGTCTATGGCTAAGGTTGCAGAGGCTTCTGCTCGTATAGAAGAAATTAAAGCTAAGAACGAACAGCAGAGAGAAGAGACCAAGCTCACTAAACGGTACGGTAACCAAAAAGCTGCTGCTGAAATCGCTGGTCTGATGGCACAAGCTAAGTTACGAAATGAACAGGCTGATGATGTTGACCAGAACCGTGGTGATATCAGACGGAACCTGTCATTAGAAGAAGGTAAGCTTCGTGAGCAGATGGATGTCAATGATGAAACGGCAGACATTAACTGGGAAAACATTAAGGTTGACCGTGAGCAAATAGGAGTACAGCAGGATAAGAATCGCGTAGACAGAGAGACTCTTGAAGTTACGAAGAGACAGGTTACATCAGAATTGTATGGAAGACTTACTGAGGCAGAGAAAGCTGCTGCTACTAAGAAATTCCAAGAAGAATCAATCAGATTAGATGGTGAAAAAGCAGCCTTAGCTAAGACCGCCTCGTATACGGAGAATCAACTTCGGTCCGCACAAGCGAACGAAGCACAAGCAAAAGCGGAGGAGCAAGGCTTAGCTAATGAGTACACACGCCAGTATGGTATGACCCCTAAAGAAGCCCTTGCTATTCAGAGTAATCTGGAAAAATCAATGACAGGGGCTGGAGGTACCGCTGAGTCTCGTGAGCTAGAAATAGTTCAAATGATGGGACAGTCTGGAATATTCAAGGCTGTAGGTGGTGCTGCAAGTAGCTGGGGAGCAACTAATGCACAGTGGGACCCAAATGAAGGTGTAACGGGTATGCCCGCAGATATGCTTGCTGTAGTAAATTATATAAAGAACAATCTTGACCAACGTAAGAAAGAAATGGGTATGGAGCGAGGTAAGAACATCAACACTTCTGACGCCATACAAGCTTTAGCTATGGAAGCAGATCAAGAATTAATGGTATATGATGCAACAACAAATACTCGTCATTGGATAGGAAAGAATAAGGATGGACAGTCTTGGTTTGTACAACCAGACCTAGCTAACTTCAGACAGTTGTTTGCAGATAATGATTTTAAAAACAACCCGGCTGCTCAACACATCCAAGACACCATCGCTGAGAGTTTGGTAGGCTCTGCCAAATCTGCTATGGCTCTGGATGTAATGCTTCAAGTGTTTCCCTTTCTAAAGACATACGTGCATGGTGGGGTAATAGTAGAAAACTTTGGCACTGCAATAGACATGGACGCACAACCTTCTTTTGATGGTCAAACTTATCTGGGTCCTGGAACAAAAGAAGTAGATAAAAAGGAAACCAAGCAGCCGCGTCCTAAGCTTACTGCCAAACAAAAACAACAAATCCTTAACTCTAGTAAAGAAGTTAGTAGAAATCTAAGGCAAGTTGGCCGTTCAACATATACTAATAATTTGGGATATTAATAATGCCACTATACGGATTTGATGATTTTCCAATAGCAGAACTTCAACATGCTATGGGTGAACCTATGCGTCAAAGACAACAGATGGCTCTGTTGGATAATGATTCAGATGGTTCCTATCTCAAAGATTTGAAGAAGATGCGTGACGCAGGTAGCTACTCCGACCAAGAAAGAACTTCTTCGTTGATTGCTTCTGCGGGTCAAATCGCAGAGGACGCTGGTCTTGGTGGTCATGGTTCCAGAGATAAGCAAACTGAGTCTGAAGGACTGATGCCCAGCAAGTGGGATAGATGGTGGTTCGGTGCTGAGACTGGACGTGATGAGATGTCTTTTTTAGCAGGGTTTGGTCGTAGACTTAAAGACAGATGGACTTATTGGGCGACTTCCAACAATTCTCTTAATGTACATGATACTCAGCCTCTTCAAACGATGTTTGGTATGGAGTTGTCTCAAGACCAGATAGCTATGATGTCAGAAACCGGCTCTTCTCTCGACGCTACCTTTAATAACTTAGATGCTCAAGGTCAACCCCTTCCTAACAATAATCCTTCACAAGCTTTGCACAATGCTCATAGACGTGCCAATCTTTTTTTCCCGTGGTCAACTAACAAAGAAATTGATTACATTGAAAACATAGAAAATGAAATGGAGTTACGTGAACAGCATCCAGAAATGTTTGCTATCAAAAACATCCGTGATGATCCCTGGGTTAAAGCAGGGTACTTCGCAGGAATGTTTATAGATGAATCATGGTTGCTTCCTGGTATTGGTCAAGGTATTAAAGGCTTGGCTTTAACTGGTGCTGTGTTCGGTGGTGTAGATGGTGTGATGTACAGCTTGTCTGAGTACGGGGAGATAGACCCCTTAACTGTAGCACTAGGTGTTACTGTTGGGTCTGCTGGTACTGCTCTTGTAGGTGGTGGCATCATTGCACTACGAAGTATGTTTACTCAGAAGAAGATATACAACGAGCCTTTCACATCCGAAGACGTGCGGAAGATATATTCTGCTGAAGGTATTCAATCAACAGATGAATTTGCAGCTTTGACAGCTAGCGAATGGAATCTCAAATTAGAGATGGGTAACTCCATTGGCTTGATAACTATGGCTGAGTTCAAAGCCAAGCAGACTGCTTCTATTCTATATGGACAGAAGTGGTCGCAGGATGTATTCCTTGCTAAGCAAGCAGATGAAACTGGTGAGCTAGGCAAGGTAGTTGATGAACGTGCTGCACAAGAGTGGTCCACACGAGTTGATTCACTAAGTGGTGGGCCTACAGTTCTGTTTCCTAAAGCAGCTAAGGATGCTGGTGGTGAAGCAGCTACAGCTACTACTAAGAAAACTAAGAAGGGTCAAAGTAAGAAACAGAGTAAAGCTGCTAAGGCCAAGGAAGAAAAGAAAGGTCTTAAGATGGTTCCGACTGATGCGGACTCATACTTCCATACCTATTACCCTAATGTAATCAAGGGTAAGGGACCTATGGCTGCCAATGACCCCACACAAACCTATACCAACCGTGCATCTAATGACCCTATTCATGCAGACCCTATTAGTGACAATGTAGAAAAAATGCTTAAGACGCGAAGTCCTGAAGGACTTGGCAGAGAAAAGCTGTTGCAGATAGCGCATCAACCCACAGCTAAGACTTTGTGGTGGGATGGCTTTCCTTTTGAAGATGGTAGTCCTGCTGCCGAGCTGATGAAAGCTCGTGGTATGTATGATGAATTCAAAGCATTCACAGAAGAGCGTGGTCTTAGAATGGATGAATGGCATAAGTCCATTACGTCCACTATGGATGAAATGCCTATTAAGCATTGGAAGTCTTGGCTGAAAGATAAAGCCAGACAGCAGCCTGCATTTAAATCCACGATGGAAGAAATGTTGTTAGCTGCTGCCACTTCGCACAGAGCTGGTAGAGCAGCGGATAGTCTTGAAGTTGCAACAAAACAAAAACTACGTACCGCATATCGTGTAGCTAAAGAAGCAGGCGCTCGTAAAGCTGTGGAAGCAGAACGGGCTGCTGTGATTCATGCTAAAGAACAAGCTGCAATGGAGACACGCATCAAGGGGTTGGATGAAAGAGGAGCCTCTCCTGGTGAAGCACGAGAGATAGCTCGTATTACTAAGGAGTTTGGCTTTGAGCTTAGCCCCAGTGAACTGCGAGAGATGCTTCCAGTAAGAGAAGCACTGCGTTCTGGTGCTGAGATGAAAGCTCTGTTCGCTAATTCTACCTTGGCAAAGATTCAAGCCGGTACGTTTGAAATGAAGATGAAGGGAAGGACTGTAACCATACAGGACATTCGCTTTGCCTACACTACACCAACAAAGAACATATCCAGAACTAATCCTTTAGAGGATGCTTTGGCTAGTGGAACTCCTAAAAGACAGAGAGTCTTTCACAAGGATGCCAGAGGCTTTCGTGCAAAGATTAATGGTAAGGACCTTGGACACATCTTTCCAAGTAAAGCACAAGCTATGGATTGGGTGTACAACAAGATCCAATTCCAAGAGACCCAAGCTCATATAGCTGGTGCTCGTGCACAGTTCATAGCTGGTACTGACGGAACTATAACACCTCGCATGCGGGATTATACAGAGATGGTGAAGCAGTATCCCGATGGTGCTCCCAGCAGAGTAAGCAATGAAAGTAAGATACCTGGAACCCTGGGTATTAATGCACACGTAACTAACACACCTAAACCTTCCGGTGCAACCAACAGACCTCCGTGGGATAAAAACCGTGGTGCCCTTAATCAAGATTTGAAGAAGGGTAAGGACATGGAAGCTGAAATCCGTAAACAGCAGGAAGACCATGCCTGGGAGTCGCGTAAGAAGAACTACGCTACCAGATACGATAGAGAGATGATGACTAAGGAAGCTCTTCTTGGTGCAGATGGTAAGAACATCCACTTGGAAGACCCTGACATCGTATGGATGAATGCTGGCATACCTCTTAACAAAATACTAGAAGCTAACAAAGCTGTTCGTGCTGCTACAGGTGCAGCTCTTGGTATGGGTATGGGGTTCACGGACCCTGACAGCATCTCATCCTCTCAGTTCATTGGTGCCATGATGGGCGCAGTGGTTGGTCTAGGTGCTCCTTGGATGATTAGTAGAATGCTTCCTCGCATGGGTCGCAATGGACCTAACACCTATGCTGAGAAGATAGCTCACTACAAGAACAAGCACATTGGTGCATGGTGGGACAATGCTGATACTCTATTAAGAAAGACTATGAGTAAGGCAGGTTACGACGCAGCCGAAGGATTGTCTTCTATGCATAGAGGTGTTGCTGCATTCAATAGTCATAACTTGCATGAGCTACAAAAGGTTATGCTGACTGCTGGTATTACTCCTAAAGCTTTCGCACGTTGGCAGCAGAACGCCGGGTTGAGAAACGAAGAAATCAAATTGTTCCAACCTATCCGTAACGCTATGCAGAACAGAAAGAATCGTGCTGCTATCTTTGCTGCTCATCCAGAGATTGAAACCACTGTGAAGTTCATGGATAAGACCTTCATGGATATTGCGGAAGCTGCTAAAGACCAAGGTGTCTGGACTGGTGCTCAGTACAATCGCCACATGAAAGACTTCAAAGAGAATGGTTATTGGCCTCGTGCTTGGGACGAAGGTTTTCTTGGAACTGCTGAAGGTAGTGCAAGGTTCGTAGAGAAGATGTCTAGTCATAATTTTGCTACAGCAGAGCGAGCACAAATGTTCATCAAAAAGCTGGTAGGTGAAGAGCGTGGTAATACTCTTATAGCTAAGATGGAAAAGAAGGGTGCTGAAGGTGGTTACAAGATTGATGCCCACGTTGCTAAAGAAGTGTTGGAGCAACGATTGCATCGAGAAGCAAGCAGGTTCAGTACTCATCTAGAACATAGTCGTAAGATTCATGTAGATGACGAGACCTTTCTTGATGAGTTCATGATGAATAACCCAGTGCATGTCTACCAACAGTACATGCATGAGTCTAGTTCATGGTTGATTGCTAAGGCTACGTGGGGCAAGAATGCAGAGTATGCTAACTCTCTATTGAATCGTCTTAGAGAGGAAGGACATCACTTCGCTGCTGAAGAATTCAAGCATGCCTTTCAGAGTACAGTGCGAGACCAACAAGGTTGGTTGATGAAGAAGTACACACCTCATTCATCTGATGGTATCCAGAAGGTACGTGAGGGAATGAAGAAGCTTGACGCTGCTTCTATGTGGTATCTAAGCTTTGGTACGTTGACCAACGTAACACAGGTGCCCATCTTCTTCCTTACACGAGCTGCCAGTAGACCTGGTGGATTAGGAAGAGGATTAAAAGACCTCACTAAATCTATGTATCAGTACATTACTCGTGACTCTAGGTGGAGGACTACCATTGGTGATGGTGTAGACATAGATGACTTCCTTGCTCGCACAGGATCTGTGTACGAAGCAAGTATCATGGAGATTGCTGGGGAACTGGCAACGTCTGGTGGTCATAGAATCTTCAACAGGAACTTTGCAGAAGCTCCTCCAAGCAATATGCTTGGGGGTCAGTTCGCTGGTAACTTCTTAGAGATATTCAACAACCCTACACGCATGCTGCATTTGAATGCATTCCTACCCGCGGAACGTATGAACCGTGGTTGGGCTACACTAGCTACTCGTAGTTATGTAGAAGGTCTGTTGATGGATTTGAGGAAGCTTCAGAACGGACACTCTATGTCTCCGAAGAAAGAGAAGCAACTTCATGAAGCCTTGGCTGAGTTCAAGATTGATTCTCGTATGCCTTGGAACTCTGTGACTGAAGGTTCTATGGAAACTGCTGGGTTCATGGGTTCTGCTGCTGTGAACTTTCACAATGCACCTCACCTGTTACCCAGGTGGTTACAGTCTCCAGATGCAAAGGTGTTCACTCGCTTCAAGAGCTTTCTGTATCACGCTACTAATAGAGTACAAGAGGATGTGTTCAAGCCTGCTCTACCTGGTCTTGTAAGATTCAGAGATACAGGGCAGACAGACAACGTGAACCTATTACCATTGCTAACCTACCTTGGTGTAGGTACAGGAATTGGTATGCCTGTTGAATCATTTAGGTCTTTCATAACGGGAGATGATAGGGAGTTTACTCAGACAGAACTCATGGTGAATGCTGTAACAAGATATGCTACGTTTGGTATTCACGCGGAGATGTTGAATGCATGGCAGTACAATTCTTATGGTCCAGCAACATCTATGCTTGGACCTATGGTAAGTAAGGGCTTAACTGCTTCCTACAAGACTGGATCTGCCCTACTCAATGACAAGCCTGGTAAGGCTGCCAGAGATCTGTTCAATACCTTCATGCCTTCTGCGCCAGCTAAGAGATACATAGCTAACAAAATATACAAAGGTAAAGCGGGCAGACCCTCAACTAAATCTAAAGACAAACAGAAGATGATGAACATCTTGTTTGGTAATAAGTGATAGTTATTGTTCTACCTCTATAGTTTCAACGTTTGCTTTCTTAGATATCTTGACCATATGAGCGGTGCCCTTCCCTCCGGGGAAGGCTACCACATCCCTTCCCCCACATACTAGTACTCGTTTAGTATTCATATAATCTCGCAGCTAGTTCCCACGCAAGCCCACTCTTGGGATGCACTAGTGTTATCCTCCTTTTCATACTCTTCTAATTTACTCCAATCCACGACAGGATAGCCCTTGACCATTTCCGTATACTCCTGCTTAGTGAGGTCCTTATACGGAGGGAGCAACCCTTCATTTTCATACATGTGCTCGGTGTTGGGCAAGAAGGATATACCAGACATATTATCGAAGTGGTTGTACACCCAGCTTCCAACTTCCATCCACTCGTCCTCTTTGACATAGATTGTGCATGACGGCTTGTGTTCACACCAGTGTTCTGCATACATACTCCACATCTCTAGTTGTTCGATGGCACCTCTATCGTTACGCATCACTGACTTCTTAGGTGACTTTACTGGGAAATCAAATACCCACTGTCCAACATTCATTGGGTCTTCTGCATACGGCACACCTTGTTCAATCATAAACGTAGACAAAGGATCTTTCTTATCCTGTCTAGCACGTCGTAGATAGAACTCAGAATGTCTAGCATGAATCCCACTGGCAGCATCAACAAGTTGACTAACAGTGCCACTAGGTTTGACACATGTAATGGCCGTGGATGGTGGAATACCAAGCTTACCAGCCCATATTTTATTGGTTTCGATTGCAACTTCCTTTAGTTCCTTTAGGGATAGTGCGGTCGGCTCTGACGTAATTTTCGCATCCATGATACCAGTAAGCGAGACACCGAGCAACCTTTCTTCTTCACAATTCTCTTTCCATTTCTTGCCAACAAATTTGAAATCTGTGAGAGTACTCTGTAATGTTCCGAGTATAGTTGCCAATCTAACTTTTCGTTGAAGGTCGGCGATGGTGTCTCCATCTCTAACGACAACCTCACTGAGGTTGCAGAATTGTTTCTCACGTAAGATGATTTCAGAGCATGGGTTAGTTCCAAAATCATGCTCTGCATCTCTCCTACCGATAGCCGCAACTGTTCGCTTGGCAGCAGCCCTGCTAAATATACCTCTCTCACCACTCTTACTTTCATACAAACTACTCCACTCTTTTAACCACGCACCTACGTCTGGCTTCTCTGTGTAGGCTACGGAGTTGTTAGCATAGCTTCTTTGCTTCTCTCCTTTGTACCACTCTCCTGACTTTGCTGTACGCATTCGCTCGTCTGTAAGGTTAGATAAGGATATAAGCGCACTTCTGCGGACACCACCAACAACCACACAACTAGCAATATGGCAAGCAATATCATGACATTCAAGACTAGTTAACCTCCGTCCTTTGGCTTCTTTGAAAATTCCGATGAGCACTTTGAATAATCCATTGAGTGGTTCTGGACCAGAGGCTCTACCTCCGAAAGTCTTAAGCCTCGTCCCGGCTGGACGAATCCTAGACAGGTCCCATTTTGGTATCTCACCGTAGTACAGCATCGAGATGAATTTCCTGCAAGCCCTACTCCATCCTTCCTTCGTATCGGCAACCACGATGACATCATCTGTATCCTCAAGTTGTTCAGGTACCACTGGTAGTTGTTCTATATACTTACGTTCAACACTGTACCCAACACCCGTACCATTCATCAGTACGTGCAGTATTTCACTGAACGCACGAGGATGGTCTATAGGAGTATAAGCACAGTTATACCCTGCTATGTTATCCCTTGCTAGAGCTGGCCCTGCTGTGGCAAGCGTCCGCATACTGGGCATGACTTCCAGATTAAAGATTGCTTTGTACAATTCACGGTCAGTCTTATTGTCTAGCTTGTCACTAAAGAAATCCAAATATCTTTGTACAGTCTCTGACCAATTCTCTCTGCGTTGCATGTCCTCGTTCCATCGGGCGTACCTACTCTTATGTATAAACGTCTGGTAGTTATCCACGTAAGTCATCTTCCTTCTTATGTTGTATGAACCATGCCCTGGCAAGCATAGACATGGTTGTCATTTTTGCTGGTGCATAGTGTTCTATTAATGTCATGGCCTCACAAGCTACCTCTCTAGCTAACTCTTCATTAGTAGCTAGTTGACCATACACGTAATGATTCCTTTCCTTCTGATTAGAAATCTCTCTCCATAAAGTGTATTGTTGTCTTTCATCCTCTGCTTCTCTTCCATCAAGACACGGCATGAGGTCTGTCCTCCATTTGATTAGCTACCTCAACAACGGCAGCCATTAGTTGTGCGGGTATGGTAGCTCTTGCCCACTGTACTGTTAAGGGCTGTCCTACCTTACGGAACATGAGCTTCATCTCCAACGCCCACTTCAAGATACTGTTAGTGTTCTTCAACGGGAACTGCACTATATCACCCATACTCTGCTCTCAATCGTGAAAGACTAACTGTACTAAAGTCAAACCTCTGGTAGTCATATGTTTCCAATAGCATAACACCTCTCCAATAATCACTTGGTGCACCAGCTACATAGTCAGGCTGGTGTTCAAAGAAACAACCTATGTTCAATGCCTGTTGCAAATGCTCGGCACCTATTCTATACATATTCTCCCACGTACCTTTGTGGGTATGCCCAAACACTACAGACTTAGCTGACAGCTCCAACGCCTGCTTGCAGATGTGCATACGACCAATAGGTCTACCATTCTTAGCGAACGGAATGTGACAGAACTGAATGCCCTCAATCTCTAGGTAATCATCATACGATACCCACTGAGCATGTAGCAACTCAAGTTGTAGGTCTTCGTAGATGTCCATAGTTCCCTCAAGCTCTGGATGCTCTTCCAAATATCTAGGTAACCTGTTCTCATGATTACCTTCTACAAATACAAACCTTGGTTGATAACCAGACTTGTGTTGCTCTCGTCGTTTCTTATTGTACTCCTTCATAGGCTTGAACATATGCTTCAGTGCAAGCTTTCCAAGGTCTATCTCATGTGCATACCTCAGACCTTCCATCTTCAATCGCTTGTTCTTGTCCCAAGAGCTTAGACAATCAAGGCTAAGAAAGTCTCCAATTATTACAATTATATCAGGCTTGGCCTTTAGTATGTATTGACCAAGCCACTTGAATCTCTCAATAGATTCCCCAACTTCTACATGACAATCACCTATAGCTAGTATCGTTTGATTCTTATGCATTATCACCAATTTCCCTGTTCATGTCTAGCGTTAGCGTACAAGTCTAACAATTGTGCTAGTGTTACCACTGTTTCTGCTCCACAGTTGTGACAATCACCGAAAGCCCTATTGCCGTCGGGAGGTGCTGGTGAAAGTTCTTCCGGTGATGTCTCACCACATGAATAACAAATGTGTGCTTTGATGTCTATCTCCATAGCCAATAAGGTTTGAATACAATCCCTTCCTCCGAAATGTAAATGGTTCGATTAGGTTCTGCTTTACGTACAAGTTTAGTGGCGTAAGGAATATCACACACAACGGTGTGATACCCCCTATCCTTGGTCATTCTATTGACCATTCTTTTTTGCGGTGTGTTCATTTAAGCCAAGATTTATCCTTGAGTGCCTTGTAAACTTTGTCTACGTACTGCTGGTTCTGGAAGATTCTTCCATCTCCTTTGAATCTAAGACTACCTGCGTTGTAAGCTGCTACTGCCTCGGGCCAATTGTGATAACGATTACGTTGCCTTAGTAAATACTTCACTCCATATTCGACACCGCTAGGACCACAAAGTTCCGGGAACCATCCATCAAAGCCCATCCATCGTGCTGTAGCTCCCATCACTTGCATAGGACCCCAGCTCGTAGACTGACCTTCTCTCTCTGTAGGCTTTGTGCTACGCACGGGTGGGTGGTCCAAAGCGTCTTCATCAAGCCACCGGAAGTCAGGTTCATATCTAATAGCACACTCTTCTCCAGTGCTTTCAGTCATGATGATTGCAAGTATTAATCCATCTGGAATATCGTATAGCTCTTGTTCAGAAATTGCACTCCAGTAAACAGCCTCATCAAGCTTGTGTAATATTACGTCGTTGTTCATATTTATGTCACTCATTTAAATTATCTCTGCATCGTCTGGTGTGGAAAATGTTACTGAGCTGCTAAAATGTTTATTTCGTTCCTTAAGGCCAATTGTTACCTTAGAATCTGCTAATTGATTAGCATAGTTCGTAAGCTTCTGCATATCTCTAAGCTTACTACCCCCAGGCTTGAAGTTCATACGAGTAGCGTACTTGATAATGTTTCCTAACAAGTATCCCTCGTACTGCTCCTCAGTTAGCTTAGCTTTTATAATGCTTATAGTCTCTATACCACCTGCATCGTAGTAGGTACTTTCTGGGTCAATTGACATCTTAGTTTTTCTCCCCTCCGGTGGGTGGTACCCAACTCTGTAACAACTCTGCCAATGCTGTCTCATCTTCAAGGTTACCAGGCATACTAGCCCCTCCCATCACAGCTTGCATTTCTTCTTCTTGTATAGCTAGCACTGTTATCATACGCGACATGGCATACTTACCTTGTACCCCAATCTGCGCTGCTGCTCGTATAATTCCTGTAAACATGGCAGCGTGTTGGAGATTACTCATTAGGTACCCTGTTTCCCCTTGAGGTTCTCCATGCTCTTTCATAAAAGCGTGTGCTAAATCCATAATGTTCTCATACAACTCCATAGACATATCTTGTATAGCATGTTCTTGTGCTTGTGCTTCTTCCAAAGTCATTTCTGTTTCAGTTTCTTCGTCAGCCATTCTCTTGGTACCTTCTTTATGACGGCTTGGAACCCATGCTTCTTTGCCCAATCCAAGTAACGGAAATTAGGGTTCACTCCGATTTTATTATTAGCCCCGAACACAAATCTTAAGTCTATGTCGGGATGAGCTTTCTTTACTGCTAAGTACTTTGCCCTGTCTTGTTGTGTCAATCTACCCTTGACTTCAATGTAATAATCCCCATTGATTTTGAAGTCTATCAGGTAGAACTTCTCCAGTATGTAGTCTAACTTCTCAGTCTCATACTCTACCAGTGCTACCTCATTGACTATTTGTGCATGCGTCTGCTTCTCCAGCATCGACCGGAATGGGTGGGCTTTCTTTCTGTTGGCTCTCATCCAAATCTTCTCCTATTCCTGTTTCTATTAATACCTCTGTTAAATGTTCTAATCTATCCCAAAGTTCTTTGTAGTCAGAATTTAAAACATATTGACGACCACAAGATTCATACGTACGTGGGTATTTCATAGCTGTGGTGGCTCCCATAGCTCATCAAACTCGTGCATTATGTATACCAAGCGTGCATTCTCTATTGCTCTATCCTCTGCTTTAATAGAATTATCTACCTTGCGTTCATATATTGTGTACTGCTCTATTACTACTTCCCACATCTCCTTCTCTGTATCCTTTCCTTCTAAAAACTTCTTAGCTTTGCCTGGGCCAATACCTGGTATACCTTGTATATTATCCGTAGTGTCACCAGACAGGCACTGCTGGTAGAACAACTTAGTCCCTTCCTCTGGCATCACATAGGACATCTCCCCTGTCTTAGTGTTGTAATGGTCACCTGGTATCTGCTTCAAGTCTTTATCAATGCTTGCAGTTACTGGTAGCCAATCAGCAGTCCTACTACATTCTCTGGCACGTATACTTATGAGGTCATCAGCTTCTATGTTCACAGCTAACTCTGTCTTGTACTTATCCGTGATGTATGACTTAATTTCACCTATGTACGTAGGCTTAGCGGATGTTCTGTTGCCCTTGTACGGCAGTATCGTTGCTATCTTGTGCCTGAAGTTCTTGGATGGTGACAGACAGATAAGGTAATCATCTGCTTCCGTCTCATTCAAGACTCTTTGTATGTATCTCTTCACTGTATACAAGCAGAAGCTAAGTGGCTCAAGTTCCTGCTCTACTACAACACTCATCAAATCCTCTTGGTCCTTCATGAACTCAAAGAGGTCCTTCTTATATCTGAATGAAGCTACACTTCCATGTTCCTCCATTCCATTCACGTACACCTTGTGCAAGTTATGCTCTACTGCAAAGCCACAATGGTAACAAAGTACATCACCATCTATTAACACCATTCGTTTAAGGTCCATTACAAATCCAATGTCTCATCGTAGAAGTAATCTGTTATGTAATCCTCTTCATCTCCCTTGTTAGGAATGAATCGTTCAGTCTCTGGCTCATCACTCCATATCTCTTTCTCTCCATCACACAGTGGACACATTGAATCCACTAGGCTATCGGTGACATGGACCGTGCCCTCACCCCCACAAAGGGGGCAAGGGTGAACCTGTTGGGTAGGTCTGTTAGGCTGCATTAGCCTGCTGCCACAGGGGGTTACCTTTGTAACTGACATAATGTGCATTACCAGCCTGAATGCGTAGATTCTGTGCACGCATTGTTTCTTTTACAAATTTCATTTGGTATATAGGATACAAATCGTGAGTAACAATACGACGCACAGTATTCTTGTTGAACCCCGTTACGAATACAAGGTCCTTAATAGTCCATCCAGTTTTTGGACGTTTCTTCAAATAATTAATAATTGTTTCTTTCTTTGTCATTTTCTTAGAAGTCATCTGCGTTGTCATCCCAGCCATCTCCATCAGGTTTGTCATCAGTCATATCAGGAATATCATCATTAAAATCTGCATCAGGTTCCACCCCCTCTACTACACGAGCTTGAGGAAGCTCATCATGCACGTTCAAGTAATCCAAGTAGATTTCTGCTGCTGTCTTACGAACTACTGCTAATAGATTATCAAATTTCTTATTAGGTGCTGTCTTCTCTGAGCCTATGCTAACAGCATCATTCTTCAGTGCTACATCTATAAGACCTACTGCCTGGTTGAACGCAGCCTGGTACGAGATGCGAGGTTGAATTACCTCAAGGTCATGCTTCTCCTTTGCTTCCCAGTACTTAGCTCGTGCATCCCAGTTCTCACCACCACCCTTAGCCTTGGTAGCAGGCATACCTTGTTGTGCTTGTGGTGCAGGCCCACCGGGTTTAACTTGGAGTGAACCCTTGTCTACCGTGGGGTAGTTCTTCTTGTTCATCTCCCATGAGAACTTAACTGTGTCTCCCTTACCAAATGTAGGTTCTACCGTTCCCATTCCATACAAAGGACCATCGTGCTCGTCCAGTGAAAATGAATACAACGTGAACTTGCCTGCGTTTACTACGTTAATGTGTTTTACTACACCTTTATGTTGCATAGTTGGTTTCTCCCCAGTGGGTTCCTAACGTAAGGTCTGTCTCTAGAGTGGTCATCATATCAATTCCATACATTGTTGTCAAGTACCTCGGAACTTCATTTTCCATAGCTTCTTTACTTATCAAATCGTACAACTCCAACTCATCCGGGTGTACCTCTGCTACTGCTGAGTCATGTACGATGTTTATCAGAATGCTCTGCATCTTCGCTGCTTGTATCAGGTGAAACAAGTATATCACTCCAATCATAACAATCTCAAATGCAAAGTACTGAATAGGGTAGTTACATATCTTAGTCGTATTCGTTACGTAGCCGGAGGCTTGCATGTAGGTTCCAGGCCAGAAGAAGTCAAGTCCGGTTGGTAACTTAAGTCTTCCTGTTCGTATAACTTCTGCTTTCCAGCGTTCTTGTGTTCCTGTGATACCTGGATAGCGTTCTCTAAATGCCTTGTAATACTTCTGTTGAGATTTTGTGCCTGAAGTACCACCGAAGAGAGGTTTAAAAGTATCGGCCTTAGCTTGTGTTCTAACTGCTTTTCTTCTTTTGTCATCCTCATGAAGTCCTCCCACTGCGGCCCACTCAGTGACGAATAACTCCGAAGCACTGAATGCATGCGGGTCAAATCCTTCTGCGAGGTCATTGAGTGCCCTTGCATCAGCTCCAAGATGAGCTGCAACTTTGAATTCCAAGGATGAGTAGTCTCTCTCTGCATGCGCCCACCCTTTTCTTCTTGTAGTAAATAATTGCTTATAACTTCTCGGAATGTTTTGCAACTGGATGCTGAAGCGTTTGCCATTTGATTGGCTCCTCTGTGTGCTTGTGAAGGTTTGACCAATACTTCCTAGTAAAGTTCCACCCGCTTCCGCACAACATGCTAATAGACTGCTTAAGTACTTCTGTATGTACTGCTTGTGATGATTCAGTTCTTTGTACAGCTCTATGAATCTCTTCTGCTTTTTGTTAGTGGGCTTCAATGCTTGAAACGCATCTGCATTTGTCATTGGAAGCTCACTCTTAGCAGAAACCATAGGCTTTCCACGGTAGTCTCTAGGTACCTTAAAGCCTAGAGTCTCGTACATGTATTCAGCCTTTTGCTTAGGGCTGTTAGTGTTGATACCTCCTGTGAACTCATCAAACTCAATCTGTAATTCGTCGGCAGCATGCACAGCGACCGCGTGGTAACTGGTCACTTTCTGGGAATCCAAGAACATACCTTCTTTTTCCAGGTGTACCAACACTGGTGTCAGCAAGCACTTTGTATAAACCAAAGGCAGCTTCGACATACGCATTAGGCATTCCCGCTGAAGTAAGAAGAGCTTCCAAGTTTGTCGTACATCTACCACACAATATTCGCTCAACCACGACTCAGGTATCTTCGAAGGGCAGACTCCATTTTTGATAAGCGTACCCACAACGCTTGCTTTGCCCAGTAAGCCTCGTCTTTTAAGACAAGCATCCAATCCCAAAGGTAACTTCCTGTTCCCTGCAAGAACGAACTCACCAATTTGCGTGCAGTAGACGGGGATTCTACTGATATCCACACCGGCTCGTTGGAGCCAACCGAGTTCAAACTTGGCGTTGTGGGCCACGATGAAACTAGCTGCTTCAACTGCTGCACACAATCTTGGAAGGTTAAACTCGTTTCCGACCTCCACATGTATTTCACTACCTTCTCCGGTTCTCCAGGCTCCGAGTACGATGCGGTTATCAGGATTATAGGGGTCACCTTTGTCGAGGTTTGTGGTCTCGAAGTCGAGCGTGACGTAATCTTCTTTTTCATATAGTCTGGCATCAGGTTCTCTTACGTGTTTGGGAATTCTTTCGTAGAGTTTCCGAAGTGTTGCTTCTCTACTCTCCATCCTCTACTCCCTGGTACTACGCTGTATACATTTTTACCTGCGGCATCATTCAATATGCTGCATGCGTGCTCTGCTGTTTCTTCAATAGGGTATTGTACACCTTGTGAAGTGAAACGTCTAGTCTGTGATAAGCTCTTAGGAATAATCATTTGTCCCTTTTGCCACTCTGTGTAGTGTGCTGACTTTTGTTTGGATATCATACCTTCTTTCTTTCTATTCATTTGAAGAATCCCGTGCTATTACTGATAGTACTCATCCGAGTATGAAAAGAACCACGACCATTATTAGGCATATTATTAGTTCCGACCACCCAAGTCCATTACTCATTGTACCTTCACCTGCCTAGTGTTAAACAAGACCGGCAATGGGTCATGTCTGTCTGAAATCTTATTCTTTGAGAACGATAATATACGTTTACCTGTTTGTTTCATCTCTTCATCAGCTCCTATGCCAATAAGTAAATCTGCTGTGCCTTGTATACCAGTGTTGTTCCAATCTACATCCGTTTGACCTAGCACCTTCTTATTCTCAGCACTCTCTCCAGCTTGTGTAATGCTAATCATTAGCGAGTTATGCTTACGACCAAGCTTACGTGTTTCCCTGGATATATTCTCTAGCTGCATCGTCCTGTTATCACCCTTGTGGTTGATGTTACGCATCTGGTCAATGATAACTACGTCTGGCTGATGAGTAACCATTAGACTCTCAATTTCTTTCAAAGTTCCGTCAGGAACTGAGAAGAAAACGAAGTTTTCATAGTGCCCCTTAGCCTTCATTTGCCTGTCTGCCTCGGCGGGGTCATTCTCTACTTGCTCCTTAGATAACCCTGTAGCTCTTTGGAAGAACCTCACTAAAATCTTCAGCGAAGGGTCTTCGTTATTCACGTACAGTATCTTTAACCCCTGTAGTATGAACCCGTACATCATGTTGATGATAAACGTCGTCTTGGCTATCTCAGGGCGTCCAAAGATGACTATGTGTTCTTGTCTAGACGCACCTCCGTCAAGGTAAGCATTCAACACCTTTGGTAACAACTTGATTTTCTCTTTCTTCCTGTCAGCAAACAACTCTGCAAGGGACGCACCAATCAACACCTCACTACCTTCCTCTTCCTGCTCTATCTTGCCATCTCTTAAGCGTTGCCATTCGGCAAGTAGATCACCTATGGGTCCTTCCTTATCAGAGCTAGAGGTGAACGCTTGCGCTAGGTCATCCTTTACCTTGTCAAGCTTTACTTGGATGATGCTCTGCACCACATTAGGAGGACTAACCTCATCATGTGGTAAGCCTTCTACTACCTGCTTGAATATCTCTGCATGCTTTGGGTGTTCTCTCTCTAGTGCCTGTATCAGTATCTCTTTATCAACCTTTACTGCGTGTATGTCTTTGTCATAATACCGTCCTACTGCCTGTAGTACAATCTTTGCCTTGTCTGACATACCCTCTGCTGCTAGGTTGATGATTTTAACATATGCTTCCTTACTCTGTATAGCTGCTGCTAATACCTTGTTTTCCACAGATGACTCTCCATTCTTCGTCTGTTAAATACTTGGGGTCTTTCTCAAGCTTCAGTACTTTGAACGACTTGAAACAGAACCCATACTCTTGTTTGAATCTCTGACCTTTACTGACATGTACATTCTCCCACGTATCCTTATCCAACGCAACCACTATGTGGTCATAGTTTCTCATCAAAGAAACGACTTCTTTATCACCTATGTGAGTACCGTTAATAGCAACACTTGGTAACAACGTAGACATCCTTGTAGCAGATATTATGTCTTCTGTTATAACACATGTCCTTTGAATTTCTGGACGTACTTTTTCTGTTAACCAAGAGTGATAACATGTTCTGGTTATACGTGGGTAATGTATGTTGGGTGCCTTTTTGTCGCTGTAGTATGTCATGTACTTCCATTTGCATGGAGAGAGCGGTAGGGGCTTAACCCCGATAGCGAACTCAGTACCATGAATATCTTTGAGTGGCATTACAAGTGCGTGGTCTTCTCTTGAATATCTCCACCCTTCCTTCTTATAAAAACTAGACTCCCGTTCATCAACTTGTTGCATGCCAAGCTTGCAATCAATGTCTTGAGGACTTGATTGCTCTAATGCACTGTATGCAAATCTTTTTAAATATTGGACAACCGAATCTGGCAATAGTTCCAAATCTTTTTTGTAGTAATTTTTTTCTTGCTTTCGGAATGCGGTGCTATTACTGATAGTAGTGATAGTTCCTTTGTCCGACGGAACTACGTGTGGGGAAAAACTACAGCTTGCTCGGTAACAAGCTGCATAAAGATTACCCCCTTCCATGCGACGTATGTGTAAGCTCTTCTCCTTAGACGTACCTCCTTCACACACTGGACAGATTTCTCTTGTACTCATTGTTTCAGGTAGTTCTAGAGCCATCATGCGTATTTCGTTGTATATATCCATTAAATTTTGCTCCAAAAAAACCCCGCCATCCTTGGCAGGGTGTAGTTGTGTTAATAGATTAACAAGTTAAGCCGCATTCAATTTACCTTGGAATGCATCAACGTATGCTTGCATGGTAGATTTACCTGATATAGAGGAAGCCGTGTTGACTTCCAAGATGTATGGTGTGTTTTGATGGTACACTATATCTACTGAACCATAATCTAGCTGCAATGCTTCAATAGCTTTGACACCAACCTCTTCTAAGAGTTCAACATGTTTAACGTCTTTGATACAAAATACCCAACCACTACCAGAATTGCGAACAAAGTTATCATTACCCGGAAGATTATCAAAGTCTTCTCTTCTTCTTTTTTGTTGGTACAGAATACATTTACCAAACGCTGCATGTATCCTGAATTCGCGGCACTTCTTTTTGAACATTGTGTAGAACTTCCCCTCTGCTAATAGATTAGCATCCTCCAATTCTTTCACTAGGACACACCCCTGTCCCCTAGCTCCCATGATTCGTTCACGGGACATCACCCAATGGCCGTGCTCTAGCCACCGTGTTGCTTGCTCCTGGTCTCTAGTCCAAGGGATTACAGGACACCCCTGCTTCTCTAGAGTCTTGAGACACTGACGCTTGTTGACTGCATGCTTGATGAACTTGGGATGATTGTAAATTGTCTGGCCTTCCATAGCTTCCCAACCACTTGAACCCCAGTTGAATATCGTGTCCCATTCATAGGATGCACGTAAGAATCTGCGTGGGTTAGTGATTGGTGCGTACTTGATGCCAACGGCTTTCGCCAGGTTAAGGACTAGCTTGCGTGGTTTATATGACAGTACTCCTGCTACCTTATTCATCGTAGATTGTGTCCGTTGTCGTAGAATTTTTGGGTGCAAGCCTTACACAACGGCTTACTCTGGTCAGTCCAACCTACATCCTCAATCTCTGTTACATCAATTACCGTAGCGCAAAAATCACACCCCAGCCCCAATGCTATTAAGTCGTCGTGCGTAATTTCCTCATCAATTACAGGGATAACTTCTTTATCTGTACCTACTGCCCCATAGTCCAGCCGATATATATGCTGAGTACCAATTACCTCAGTGAGTTTAACAAAGATGCTAATACCAAAGGATGTACTCTTGTCAGCGTATGATATGTTACCTACCACACCAGTAACCAACACACCTTTGTAGTACTCACCGTTCTGCAACATGTCTACTACACCATCCCATTGCAGACGGTGTACACCGTAGACATCTACATCAATTGCGGTGTCCGAAGTAGCGTTGCAAGGAATGCAGTACCCCTGCAAATGACCCATGTTCTGGGGTGTTGCTCTCCCGTGAGGTAGTGGTTGGAAGTCGTTTATCAATACTTGTACCGTCTCGCCCCGGACGAGTTGACATATGTTTCCTTCCGGGGCTAGTGCTTTTGGGTCCTTGGCCGGTTGAGCTTTCGAAACTAATGCTAATGCATTAGCAGGTTTAGTGCCAGTCCCTGTATTTGAATTGCTGTTCGAGGAGGTAGACGTCCCACGCATCATCGGCGTTGTCACTCCATTGCTCGATGTCTGGTACGCGGGACGATGTGGAGGGTTTGTTGTTACCGCTCCTGTGTGTTTAGCGTGTTGGTATGATTGGTAATGATTTTGATTATGTACATATGGCTTAGACTTTGGTTGCGGTGGTGGTGTATATATCTCAAACTTCCTACATACTGGTTTCGGAAACTTTTGATTGGCCTCAAACTTAAGCTTCCATGAGTACAGAATTCCAGGTGCAATGTGCTTGATAGACTTAGAATCTATGTTCATCTTAGTTCTATTGCCTATAGCCTCAATCATCCAATCTTCTGATGCCCACATCATAGTGGTACGTTCTTTATCGAAGGCATAGTACAGACTACGTTCTTCGTTGCGAGCGATATTCATGGTATTGTCTTCTGTATTGTGCCAAGTCAAGGCATATGCACCATTCAACAGTGGTAGGGTATGCTTCCACCCCTTCTCTGCTATAGACAATGCTATCTGGTAGCTGTCGATGTCACTGGGTACACCTTCCAACCCAGCAACACTGCGTAGTGTACCATTATGTGCCAGCATGATGTTATCAACTTGAAACGGGTGAGCATTTTCCTGCGAGATTTTACCACGGGTAGCTGCTCGGGTATGACCAATCACTGCTCGATACTTCCACAGTTCACCCAATGCCTTACCATATTTTCTTGTATCAATGAAATGGTAAGAGGGTAGTACTGCCTTCAGTAGTATTGATTCATCTTGCTCAGGTTGCTTAGGTATAAACGCTACACCTGTTGAATCTTCTCCTCGTAGTGATGACACAAACAATCCATGTGTCAGGAACCTTCGATGTTTATCTTCTGGGTTTGTTAACGACATAAATCCAATTAAACCACACATATATTATTCCTCGTTGTCTCGGTCATCGACCATATCATCTGCCACGGCTCGCTGTAAGATAGCGCCTGCTAATGGATTAGCACGGATAGCCAGTCGGGGCACTATATTAGGTTCCCAAGGGTCGTCAACATCCTCCTCTTCTTCTTCTTCCTCATCCCAAGGATTCCCACCCTCATCATTTAATATCTGTACTGGATTGTTCATCCATCCCTTCTTCTGCTCAGTTTGCTCAGCCATCAAGTCAGCAGATAAAATATACTCTTGAGAGTTTCTAATACTACGCATCAGTACATGTTCAATTGGTTCATCAAGTGCTTTATTCAAAGCCTCGAATTCTTTAGGTGCCCATAATTCTTTGAGAAATTTCAATGGGCCTTGTTCTGATATAGAACCGGGAAAATCTTCTATGTCCATATCAGGATGTAGTTCAACGTACTTTGTAATACTTAGCAGTATGTTAACCCATGCTAGCACCTTAGACTTACGGTACTCACCCGGTAACATGCGATACTCCACACTACCTCGTTCCCTCATGCTCAGGTAATTGATAGCAGAGTACTTGAGCATCTTAGACACGGCTCGTCTGAACGGCTCAATCCTACCTTCTTTAGTTGCTCGGGCTAATGCAGTGTTGTACAACGAACAATCTTCAGCGGGTAGACAGAAGATGTTGTTATCTCGTTCATTGCCTGCATACTTGAACAGAATAGGTTCCACGATGCTATTCAAGAATATGAGATTACTTAGCATGGGGAATGTCATATCTCGTACATCTAAATGTACATGAAAGCTACAACGCTCACTAAGTACTGGTTTCCTCTGACGTGGTACAAACTCAGACAACTCACTGATAGCGTTGAACAAAGTAGCCCCGCCGATAGGCATATTGAGTATCAGTTCCTTAGAACGATGTCCACGTAGTGAGCCATCCCCTACGTCATGCCACCATCCCAAGTTGTTATTGACTTCCTCATTAGAGAACCACGCATCCTCCATCTCTGCTTCTAGACCAACACGCCTAGAGGATACTAATTTGTTAGATGGGCCTACTTTTTTGAAGTTAGGTAAGTGACCTAACACAACTCCTAAAACCTTTGGTTCCATTATACCTGTGCATCCTGTTTGATGACTTCAGACAACTGATTGAAGCTTTTTCTGAAGTACTTGAGTTGACCCTCTGCTAATACATTAGCAATGGGATATATTTTATAGAACAGTGTAAAGTCATCTTTAATTCGAAGTATTGCTAGGTTAGGAGATATAAATGGTGTATCTTCTACCAGCGCAGTAACTAGGTTGTATGTATACGCTGGTGTTTGCACAAAAGATTTGGCATCGGACACGTCAAATGTATAAGGGTTATGTATGCCAACACGAGCACCAGCTACCAAAGGGATGACAGTAGTGTTCTTCAAGCTGGCACCTATGCGCCACTGCCTGTATGGATTTCTGCAACAGTAACACAACTGACCACCAATCATCCTGTATCCACGCTTAGAGGGATAATCAAGAACAAGGTCTTTAATCGGTACATCCATTTTAGAAGACCAACTGCTATTGAATACCATATGCGTTTCTACAGCCACCCTTACAAAGTTTTTTGAGACAACACCTTGAATCCTAATAGGGTTGTCGTGTTTATCCTTTACTAGTGTTTCATTAAACTTCTTACACAATTCCTCAAAGACATCTACGTCTGGCATATTTTATTCTCTATGGCTACGATTTCTTTGAGAAGACTTTCTTCATACATCCGCCGCAACTCTGCTGTATTACCTTGCATTATATATCTTTTGATTTCGTGGACAATCTTAGGATTGTTCTTATACAACATGTCAGCGTATTGAGGAAAAGCAATACATGCCTTAGCTGCTCGGAACATAGGCTCAAAGAACACAGACTTGGCTTGATTACGAGCACACAAGTTAAGCCATGTATTGTCGGGTACACGATACTCCAGACCGTAGTCCTTTAATCGCATAGAACCTGGAGCACCGTAGAACCTTCTTCGTTTGCGCGAGCCGTCACGTTCATCAGTGCCACCCAAGTGATAGGCATATGCTAGGGCAGGCATCAGTAACAAGTCCATGCTACGCACTACAGCAAACTTGTATTCATCGTCATATTCTTGGGAATCTTTCCATGAGAAGTGAAGATGTCCCGCACCATACCTACCAGCACCAAGGTCGCGGAAATCATGCGGCTTGTTTTGTTTCTGAGTCCAAGCGTCAATATCTGGCATGCAACCAATCTCTTTTACCTCATCACGCTCTAGCAGAGTATTACTAAGCATTATGTTAGGTGCAATTGTGGGATACATCTTATCCTTTAGAAGTAAACTAGATGCTTCCTTGAACAGTGCTTGGGCACTCTTCATAAATGCTAATGGATTAGCTTTGGGGATACCGTTGAGTTCTACCATGATATTGTCACGTTGCCAGTGACCGTGGGTCAGGGGTAGCGGCTCATCCTTAGTACCCTCACATAAGGGGATTTGATACGCACCTTCCATATCCATAACAAAGAATTCAGCATCATGTCCTACGAGAATTTCAGGCATTGCATTCATATTCACTAACTCCAATGATGTAGTGGGTTGTTGTGTGCTATGTGGCTTGTACACATCTGTTGAAACACTATGCGTCCATCATCTTCAGGTGGCATTGCTTCTGGGTGCCATTGCACGCCAAATGCTCTGTTGCTGGGATATCCAACTGCTTCTACTACACGGTCATCGAAGACTGCTAATACATTAGCAGGGTGAAGAGGTATGCTTTCTTGGTGGTGGGTGCTGTTAACGTGTGTGCTTGTCAAAACGGTGTAAGGATTTAGCTCGGAAGGTGATAGTATCAAATTCACCGGATGTGTACGTTCGTACCCAATCCCATGCCCCCTTATATCCTGTTTCATCTTACCACCTGACATCACGTTGATGAACTGACTACCACGACATATGCCAATCATAGGTAGACCATACAGTTTGGCATAGCACCAACTCTTCATATCAACAATATCCCTAGAGTTATCACAATATGATGCTGTGTTTTCCTCATCATACAAGCGAGGTGAAACATCAGCACCACCTGTGAATATAACAACTTCAGCGTTGTATATCTTATCCACTTGGCTCCAATCCATTGCATCAAATACGTTGGCGTACGACTGCTGTCCTTCTGATATGAAATATCTCATACAGACACCTTTTGTGTTAGGTTCTTCCATAGTGCTTGAAAGCCATCGTTAAAATCTTCATCATAATTGGGTATTCGTAGGCCGGATGAGTAGTTATTTACACCACCAATCATGTATTCAGGACCACCAAAGTCTTTGTATTGCCCCGTATCTTTATAGAAGATTCCTTGTTCTTGTGCATCTTTTAACATCTTTGGTGTGTTGTAACGTAGATGATACGCAGAACCCTCTTGCTTAAGACCAGAATCATATGCCTGATGACAAGGGGATTGTGTACATGCCTTCCATGTCATAGTGCATAAATTACCTAGACACCACGCCACATATGGTATGTACTTCGGGTCTTTTTTAATCAGTGCTCTGCTATTCACATTAAACTTATTTGGAATATCATCATCATTATACATGTATCTTTTTTGTTGCGGAGTGCCATTACCAATTAACATTTCCTTGTACCACTCGTTCATTGATGTAACTACACCGTCCTGTTCTTGAAGCACCCGTAATACTCTGAACAAAGCATTAACGTAGGTACCGGGCAGTCTTTCAGTAGTAATCTCTAGTCCTTTACCTCTGATAAGGGTAGTTGGTGTCCACTTACCAGGCATACCTGGGAATATTTCACTGATTATATTAAGGAAATTTGTTAGACGCTTGCCTTTGTCGAGCGATGTTGCACTTTGGCAGGGTAGGATGGGATAAAATGTAATCTTCTTGATGTCTGTCTTCTTCCTGGTGAGGAAGTGGGCGAAGCAGTATACATCATCATGATATACACGCTTCCCCGACTTCACCCAAGATGTATAAATTGCGTTACCCATTATTGCTAATTATTAGCAGACTTCGGGATGAACACTTCACCCAACTGATTGATGAACAGCTCTTCGTTGCGAGCATGCAGGCGACGAGCGTATTTCTTACGGACCATCTTGATGGCGGAGATGATATTACTTGGCACCACCTTGTATCCTGCCTCGCAGTACTTCTCTACCATATTGTTGATGCGGCTGCGACGCTTTGATTCAAAGTCGATAGCTTGGATACCACGGGTATTGAGGTGAACTTGGTTACGAATTTCTTCAGAGATAAACATGGTTTGTTTCCCTATTACAACATTGGCCTAGGCAAATCGCCTAGCGACTACCCTCTATTCGAGAAGGTAGCGACTAGCAATCTACAATGCTTCTTGGTATGCAATCTTACCAGCGGTGCGCTGTGCCTTGGACTTCGTAGCCCCACGCAACCTGTCGTGCGCTGTCTTACCGGGCCGTGCTACCCCAGTCCACTGCATGCAGTTGGCATGAGTACGTGGTAGACCTACCTTTATTGCTGCTTGCTGCGTCGATGTCATACATTCTTGTCGTGTTTTCATACTCTATGCTTCCTCTTTTTCTGCTAATGATTAGCAATGTCCTTTCAATTTCATGTGACATTGATTTCTCCTTCACGCACCAAGTAAAGCGAGTGCAAACATCATCGCCGTCGCAGCCATTATAATCCAACCTACCAACTCTTTCAT